TCCGCAGTAGCTGCCGGTCCAATAAGAGTAACCTTGTTCGCACCGTTATCGCTGTCTTCAAAGAACTCAAGAAACCCTGCGCTTGTAGCTCCGTTCTTTAACTGTACGCCCGCGTTAGCTATGGGCGTGGTTAAAACTGGAGTTGTAAGCGTCTTGTTTGTAAGGGTTTGTGTCGCCGCAATACCCGCCAGAGTATCCGTAGATGCTGGGAGGGTAAGAGTTACGTTACCTGAGAACGCAGAGTGTGCAGGCGCTTGGACTTGAGCATAGTGCGCGTTGTTTGACTCGCAATAAAACTTAACTGTTGATCTAGTTCCGCCATTTTTGATTGATATATTGCCTGATTCAATCTCTACCAGCCCAGCTATTACAGCCTTGACTGTACCAGTTGGTATCTCAATGACGTCTGCCGCCGCGTCGTTCTGAATGGTGACGTCGTTCGTTGATCCCTGCCCCGTAATCATTAGGCCGTTGGCGCTTGTATAGCCAATAGCCGCGTTATCACCAGCGGATGTGGTTGCCGTGGCCTCTACGGTTGTACCTGTAATTACGCCGCTGGAGGTGATTGCTCCAGAGGCGGTGAGTGCCGCCATCGTAGTGGTGCCAGTCAGATCTAAATCGACGAGGGCATCCGCGACTGCGGCGCCAGATCCGGCGCCATCAAGATATACAGCTTTCACAGCGCCACTAGCTATGTTGACGGTGGCTCCAGAGCCCTGCTTAATCGTAATGGTCTGAGATCCAGTGGTAGCGTTCTCAATAAACATTACTCGATTAAGGGTGTTGGGAGCAATTGTCAGAACCCTTGTGGTGCTTAGTGTGGCCCCAGATGTCACTTTAAAGTAAAAAGATCTAGCTGGGTCACTCGCGCCGTCTGCAACCGTAGTCGTAGAGTTTGCGTTCGAGGCAAAACAATTTTGAGTACCGAAGCCCAAAGCTTCGCCAATAAACTCTAAATTACTATTAGTTGTTGTGCCCCAGCTACCAGAACCCTCTCCAGTAGCGAGCTCTGTGAGTCGCAAATTATTAACGTATGTTGCCATTCTATGTGTCCTCTGTTATCTATCAACCACGCTGTAGTTGGGCACCTGTGCGGTGTCTATTAATCCCCAAACAGGCATCTTTACCATTGTGTCGGCTGTCATAGAAACGCCCGCTGGATATATGTTTGCATCCGCTGTAATCGTCACAGATCCGATAGAGAAAGTTGCAGAAACGCCCGTTGGCAACTCTACAACCTCATTTTCTAATACTGTAACGGAGCCAACGCTTGCTGTAAAGCCGACTCCTGTTGCGGGGACACTACTACCCGGCGATACGGCAAGTGCGCCAAGTCCAGACGTCATGGCACCAGCAGAAGTTAAAGTAACGGGTACTGCTGTGCCCCAAGAGCCATTTCCCCAGCTTGATCGCCCCCAGCCTGTTACATTAGACACGGCTAACCGCCCATATCAGCTTTCGCCGACTCTAGGTCCGTTTTAATTCTTTTTAAACAAATTTTGGCAGAGTAAGGCATATCTTGGTTCTCTAGCAAACATCTCAACTCTTCTAGTGAGCGATTTATTTTAACTAAAGCATCGCCAACCACTTTTAAATTTAATCCCATTATACACCTACGCGACCTGTTGCAAACCTTGAAATTTTCTGTCTAGGATTCTGCGCACTTTAGAGTAACTAATATCTCTAGCGCATTCATGCAAAGATGCGACCTCCTTGGCTATCCTTCTAGGCCCAAGACCCCTATCTTTGAGCCTATAAATCGTACAAAGAACCTCCTGTTCTTCCGGTATTTCAACTAATCGAGTGCGGGTCTTGTTGCCGTGCTTCTCCTGCTCCTTGCGATACCCGAATGGGGCGCTGCCGCCAATTGAGTATCCTCGACTGGCCCAGTCAACTTTTCCGTCTCCAAACCTATCTTTAATCGTGGAGTGCTCGATCTCAGCCACGGCAGATAGGACCATCAGCATAATCTGATTGGCCATCTCGTTCATATCAAACTTGCTTCGCAGGCCCTTCTGACCTTCGGGCTTTGGATAAACAATTGGGACCTCACCAAACTGCTCGCAGAAAAACAACGTAATCCCAATGTCCTGCAACACTGGTATTATAGATAAAAGGTCGGCGCTTGAGCGCGAAAGGCGGTCTAATCGCGTGCAAATAACAATGTCATTTTGATCTATAACGTCAGTCAGCCCTCTTGATCCTCCGCGCTCAAGTATTGGCAGGGTCCCAGATATCCCGTCATCGACAAAGAAGTCGGTCACATCGCGGTTATACTTTTCCTTCACAAATTCGCTAATCTGCTGCCTTTGAACATCAATAGAAACCCCGCTGCGCACCTGTTCTTTCGTGGAAACGCGCACGTATCCGTAAATATTGTTGATTTGCTTTAACGGCTTGATCATGCAGCTTTCCTCTCTCGGCATTTGTAGCCGTAGTCCACAAGCTCGGTGTAAAGCCGCTCCCAGTTAATATTAAGGGGGCGCCCATTGGTTGAGCGATCCGCAAATAGTACGGTCCCATTCTTTATTAGCTCAACACCAGCGTAGTTCTTCGGCACTCCGTCATACAAAATTTCTATGTCATGCACCTTGCAAACTCTACTAACACGATTAGCAAAAACTTTCTTGCGCTTTGCTGTTTCTGATACATTTGCCATTATTCTTTCCCCTCTCTTCGGTCGCGCCTGTCCTTCCATCGCTTCTCGACAGCCTTAATTCGCTCCTGCTCTTTGCGAATCTCGGCCTCGGTGTCAGAAGCACTACCAAATATCCTGTCAAAACTAGAATCAAATTTGGCCTTGTCTGCCTTTCTTTGACGATGCCCCTTACTCATAACGACACCCAGTCTCTTCGCCGCATTTCTATAACTTCCGGCGAAATACCTATCTGCGCAGCCACATCTTTTATATCGATTAAGCGGACCTTTCTTTGGTCCATCAATTTAAAGGCTATGCCGTATGTATCCCACTTTCTAAAATCTTGAAATGCAAAAAACAGGTCGTTCAGTGCTTTTTGTTTGCTAGTCATGCCGCTTCTCCCTTGTTGTTAATAAAATCATTCCAACGCTCCATCCCAACCTTGCTGTTTGCGCACTTATCGGCAATCGTGATCAAATACAATGCCAACTCTGCATTCTTTTCTGTCGCAACATCCACTAGATCCTCAACATCCATATCAACCTTGCCTGCCGCATTCTTGAATATCGCTGGCAGCATCATTGCCACATTGGGCGGAACCCCATACTTTTTTGCAAAAACATTTATCTTTTCAACTAAAACGCTCATCATTCCCTCCTTAATTAAGCTACATTGTAGCACATATCGTGTCGTTATGCCACTGCGCATACAAAAACGGCCAGCGAAAGCCGACCATTTTTCCTAAACATTTTTACTTTGGAGCAAAGTGAAGATCGAAGCTGTAGTACGGCTCGGTGAAGCCCCAGTCTCCGGTCACATCAAAGGAAGTGCAGATTCCCCATTCGTAGGGGCCATCTTCCCAAGTTACCGACCAGTTTTTAGAGCCGGTGTATTCAGCCTCCTCGCTGGGAGATCTCAGGGTCGGACCGTAGTCGGTGTTATAGCCAGCCTTTTTGGCGTAGGCTTTAAGTGCCTTGTGAAATCCCTTGGCGGCGCCCGCGCAGGTCTTGTACTTGCTTGGATCGAAGCCGTTTAGTACAGCGAACGTAGTGCCGCTGGTTGGATCTGAACATTTAGCGTGAAACATAATTTCTCCTATGCCCCCTTGGGGGCGATCAGTTTTGCTTTGGTTGGTCTCTTGTAAAAGCCGAACTTGTTATCGTCTTCGCTGGCCTCAACAGTAGCAGAGAAGGTAACGCGACTGCCGTTGACGGTAGTCTCAGTCTCGTAGGCCGCGTCAGACAGTGAGCTAGGCACAGTGCCCCAAACCTTAAAGCCTCGATCATCACGGACCAGCATCTTGAGGGTATTGCCGTAGTAGCCTTCCTGAATCTTGACAGTAATGACCTCACCAGTGATGGCCTGCTTGCCGTTCACGATAGCCTCTGCATCAGCGTTCTCAGCAGCACTCTTTGCCGCCCACTCGGCCTTCTTGGCTATGTTGCCGTCAATGATCTTCAAGACAGCCGCACACTGCTTTGGTGACAGCTTGCCGTAATCGGACAGCGTGTTGCCCAAGCTATCAGCGAAACTGTCGCTGCCGTCACCGCCGTTGCGGTTCAGCCACATTTCGATCTCGCCAGCGCGTTCCACAGTTTTAAACCATGTCTTGCGGGCGTTGGCAACAATGTTGCGCTTGATAGCGTTGCTATACGCCTCTGGGTTTTCGATCTCGCTTCCGCCTGCTGTGTATCCCATAACTTTCTCCAATTGATTGACTACATTGCTATAGTCTCACATATCGTGTCGTTGTGCAAGTGTTTGTACCAAATAAATCAAACCTTACAATGAATTTAATAGATCTACTGTCCAGTATTCACCGGCCTCATCACTTTAGTTAAAAAAGTCGTATTTTTATTCCTCTTCAGATTTTATAGACCAACCAGACTCTTTGTTT